TATCCTTCACGGCCCGACCGGGATGGTAGTTCTCCGCCTCGGCGTAGAGCTTCTTGGCCGCGGGCGTGAGCGTCGAGGGCGCCAACTGCGGGCTGATGCAGTAGCGGTCGATGGGCGCGGTGTTGGCGGGCTTGCGCGCCGCGCCGAAGCCTCGGGTCTGCATGGTCATTTGATCTTCTTGCTCCCTGCCTTGGGGGCGAGCGCGCTCTTTTCGAGCCGCCCGAGGCCGCCGGCTGCGCCTGCGGTCATCTTCTTGGGGACGATAATCTTGCTGGTTTTCATGTCGATCTCCCGATCTGTAGATTGTGTAGCAGGTCTGTTCGTGGTCGTCACGAGGGCTTAGGAAGCCGTTGGAACCGTCGTCCTCGATATGGCCTACCCACCCGGATGGCGCGGCCTAGATGCACCTGATCGTGCCCGTAAAATTTGGCCGCGTCTTTCACGCTCTCGAAGACGTTCCCGTCATCTAGGCACTGCACCGGAATCTTGCGCGCTTCACTAGCTGCACTTGCACCGGTACGAGCGCGCGACGCTATACGCGCTGGGGTGTCCTGCCAACCGCGCTGCTTGAGCGTCTGGCTGATCTTGACCTTGGTCTCTTCTAAAACCGGCTGCCCGGTACGCCCCTTCGTGGGTGGCCGACCTGTTTGGGCGGCAGCTTTTTTCGCTCGGGTCTCCGCAGAGTCTTTACGCCCGATCATCTTAGCCCGCTGCTCGGGGGCCATAGGCACACCTAGTCTAGCCTGCCGCATTTTCTCACGGGTTTCCTCGCTCGGAGGCGGTCGGTTTCGTTGACCTTCGCTGATGCGTGCGCGCGTCTCTGCGCTAAGTTTACGCCCTTTCCGTGCAGCGCTCAGCAACGCACGAGTCGACGCATGTAAAGTCCCTCCTTCACCCCCAGCAGTCAGGTTGTACTCTGGCCGGTGCTTAGAGATCATCTCCCATTCGTAAACTTTAGCCAGTTCATAGTCGTCTTCGAAATCCGCGAGGATGCCGAATACGAAGTTCTCTTGCCCGTATTTACGCATCGCTTTGTGGAGCAGGTTCCCCCGTCCTAGCCGCGCTTCATTTCGATGCGACCGTTGCCGGTTGTGCAGACCTTGCTTGGTGACCCCGATATAGCGCTTCCCGTTAACGAGGTTCCGCGCTTGGTACACTATGACTTTCGGCTCAACTAGCTGGCTCAAACGACGCCCCTCGCTAAACTATGAGCACCGTCAGGTCGCCCACTTGGCAGGAAATAAACTGGTTGAAATTTCCTATAGGCATCCAGCCGAAAAGTCCAGTGCTTCCGGGAACGCCGGTATCGGGGCGCGGGTTGAGCAACGATTGCGGGTCGAAAATTTTTTCCCGGCCTAGCTGTAGTTGCGGCGAATCTACATCGTTGCAAACGTCGCAAACAAGAAGGCCCGTAGGCCGCTCATCGAAAATTTGTTCGTGAAGTTGGTTCAACTTGAACGCGAACCCGCAGCGGTCGCAGAGTCCTAACGCCCAGGGTGGGCGGATTGAGCTCTCGGTTGTCCCGCCGCCAACGCCGCCCATTTAGTTGGTTCCAACCCGGTAGCTGGACGACCTCGGGGTAATCGTCATCGGCGCTTTTTCGCGGTCCTCGTCAGCCGCGCGTTGCCACGCCTCTTCGTACTCAGCCTTCAATGTCTGGACGAGGTTAGGGTCGTCGCGGCGGCGTTTCTGCGCGATATAATACGATAAACCGGAAACGAATACCGGCAGGAAACGAAATGGAAAATCGCCGGTGTTGGTGAACGCGCCGGCATCCTCGATACGCCGAAGGACGTGGTACACCAACGTGAACGGGCCTGAATCTCCCGGCAACGGCCAGACATGCGCTGTCACGCCGTCAGTGCCGCGGTGGTAGTAGACCTCCACCGGGCGGCCAAGAATGTTAGGGTTGGTGCGGGTTGCTTGCGTGCTAATCGACACACGGTTCATATTGATGCGGCTGATCTGAGGGGTGGCTCCGTAAGGCGGAAGCTGCACAACCTGTTCGAGAACATCTACGATGTCAGCGCCCAACAAATACGAGCCTACGCCGTAAGTCAGCAGCTGCGTGCGTTCCTCGTAGGACCACATGTTCAGGCCACGATTCGCCCACTCCAGCATCATCAAATTGATGCTTCGGCGTGAGGATCTCATTGAATAGCCGTCGCGGACCTCTAGACCTACACGTTCCCAAGCTTCTTCGATAATTTCCGTCCAGTTCAACTGGAAGTCGGTGGTTCCGGACGTTGTCATGTCACTGGCTCACAAATATCGGGCTCATAGTTACCGCGTAGTCGGAACTTAGCACGATAGGCGAGCCAAGAACATCTACTCCTGAGGCGTAGCCGGACAGATCGACCGTCGTCGTCTCGTTATCGTCGCACCAGAAGATGCGCCCCCGTTGTGCACCGCGCGCCCAATCCACCGTGTAGAGTGGCGGCACCTGGCGGAAACGGAACAGATCAGCACCCTCGATAAAATTCGCCGTCACCTTGTAGGTCGCGCCGGCGGGCAGAACGATTTCCGGCACATCCAGATCGACAAGCGGTATCTGCGTTCCGAAATCCATCCCGTAGAAATGAGCTTCAGCCGCGCCGCCGATGTTGTTGGCGAGCAGCGAGCGCGCGACATAGGCGCATGCCTTGGTGTCGTCGAATACGCCGTTGTTCAGCCACCCGTATTCGGTGTTCCACAGCGGTAGATGTCCAGCCCCAGCGCGGATCATCGCCGCTTTTGTGGCATGCAGGCTGATGATCATCTGCTCAGGCGGAAGCGGGTACACGTAGTTGTGGTACGTGATGATGTCGGTGCGCTCGACGATCTCGGGCGTCAGGTATTCCAGCAGATAGGGCGCACCGCTGCTGATCGGCACGCCGCCCTCGCCGATCGAAGCACACGCGATCAGGCGGCCTCGGGGATGGAGCAAGTCCCACGCCGCGACGTGCAGCGCCTGCAACTGCTCGATGGTCCCTGACCACATGGGGGCGTAGTTCGGCTCGTTCCAGATTTCGTAGACCGGGAAGGCGAAGTTATCGTCTACCCACCGCAGGTAGGCCACCCAATCGTCGATGCTGTCAGGCGGCGAGTTGTTATAGGCCACGCCGGGCTCCGTGCCGGGGCCGATCTGACCACCAGTGGCCCACGCCGGCGCTTGTCCGGCGGTGTAGAGCATTTGCAGGTCGAGACCGGAATCTGCTGCGCGCTGCACGGTGCTGTCGATTGCCAGTCGATCAAACTGGCCTTTTACCGGCTCCAGCAGCCGCCACGTCAGTCCGTTGTTCCACAACCGGAAAGAGCCGTATCCGAGGTTGTGAAAAGGCGTCGTAGGCGTCGCGTAGATCGACGGCTTGTTGATGTGCATCCCGATGGAGGAGCGGCCGGCCATTAGATCAGCCGGATGATCGGCATCGGCACCTTCTGTTCGAACGACGGCACCACAGCCGGAGCAACCGCAGGCATCGATCCAGGATAGGCCGCTTCAAGGTAGAGGTTGGAGCGAAACGAGGGGAACTCCAAAAACACATCCATCGCGGGGAACCCGCCTACCGTGTTGGTGAGGTCTCCCGGCCCCGTCACCGACACCTGCGTCGCAACGTGCTTCAGCCATATCAGAACCCAGACCCAGCCATCCACGGGCGCGGCCGCGTCCCACGACACGGCTGCGCCTCCGCCTGTAGCAAGCGCCTTTTCGCCCAGATCGGCGATGAGGTTGGCGGGTCGAGCGTTGTTGTTCGAGTAGATGCCCGCGCGCGCCGCAGCGGCGGTCTGCGCCGTAACGAGCCACATGCGCACCTGTTCGAGCGTTGCCGGGCCGCTGATAAAGAACGGCCACGCCACGACATTGGCCTTCACCGAGGGCGTGCGCGTCGCGAGGCTCACCAGCCCTTCGGGGAAGAAGTAGTCGTACGGCGTGTAGCCGAAGCCGCGCGGCGGAAGGCTCGGATAATCGCTCACTGCGCCACCTCTTGCGAGTAGGTGACATTGAGCTTCGCACCAGCCGTGACTTGAATGAACTTGATCGCCGCGAACGTGCCGCGATACTCGAATGCGGTTCCTGCCCCAAGCAGCATGCCCACGCTGGCTGTCGGGTCCACGCCGTCATCGCGCCAGCGGACGTTCGCGCCCTCGGCCTGTATCAGCGCGACTGTGGTGGCCGCCGGGATCGAGCCGCTGACCGTAGGTAGCCCTCCGGCGGCGGCGAGGTCGGTGTCTTGCGCATACCCCAAAGGTGTCCACGATACGCCCACTCCTGGGGTGTACGAGTTCCCCGATTCATCGACTAACGTAACACCAAGAATACCTACGGTGTTGGTGCTGGTGCCGTTCGGGTTGGGAATGATCCAACCCAGAAGCCAGTCTTTAAGACCGATATTCGTGCCTGCCATGAGGCTTCCTTTCCGAGCAGAAAGAGCGACGGCCCGAGCAGGCCGCATGGGCGCTGATTTTCAGGAGGTTACGCTGGTCGGCGGAAAAAAGAAAGGCCCTGCGAGGGGGCAGGGCCTGAAGTGCGCCTTGGGGGCTTGCAGAGAACGTCAGGGAGGAGGATGTAAGGCGTTCGGTGCTTGGGGAGTGTGCTAGGTTTTGGGGTGGTCGTCAAGCGTCCTTTCGATCCGTGAACCAGTGCGTCTGCTTCGGTCCTACTACCGAGAAAGAATGCTGGCATAGTCGCGTCTTAAGAATTTCGGCCAGCCCCATCGCCCGTAGTTCCAGTTCTGTCTCGTCCACGGGAAACCGTGGGTAGTTAATCAGCCCGATACGGACGCCGGCTTCCTCTCCGCCTGTGTAGATGTACGCCACAGGTTCGATCGTGACGCACAAACCGATCTGGTAGCAGTACTCTCGGCACACCTGCTTCGCTTGCTCGATGTCGCCCGCAATGAAAATATCGAATCGAACAGTTTCTGCGTGTTTCATCATAGCGTGCACACCCGACAGGTTCCTGACAGCCGCCGCTTGTCCATCATGTCGAGCGAGCGTTGTGGGATTGCACCGCTCTCAAACTTTCGACGCAGATCACCTAGCCCGGCGGGCCAAGCATCCCGATCCGGCGAGCGGAAGGTGTAGGGCGTGTTCCGCTGTTGAGTGACATAGGCTTCTAGCGCCTCGCCCTCGGCGTACATGTCCGGATAGTCGCGCCATAGAACGTACCATTCGCCGAGCTTCTGCCAGAAGCAGACGGCACAATCCGTGCGCTCGGGGACTGTCACGCCGCGCTCGGCAAGGAAATCCAAAACGTCCTGAAGTTTCCAGCCCCATTCCTTCATCGGGAAGCGCATCTGCACGCCATCTGCATCCGGAAACACCATCCCGGTGCGGCTCTCTTCGTCGGCGCGAAGCCCAACATACGACACGCACGGTGTCTGGGTGGCGAGCCATTCGTAATACGGTTCGAGCTTCAGGATGCGAGTGCACCAACGCTGCCGATGATTTGGAAGCGCCCGCTGTTCCATGATGAGCGTCTTGAGCGTGTGCGTCGCGAACAGTTTCCCGTTGGCGACGAGCGGCGTCAGCGGCTTGCCGAGCAGATCGGAGATTTTGCGCCAGTGCGCGTACATCTCTGGAAGCTCGTTACCGGTCGGCGTGATGACGTAGAGGTAGTCTCGCGGTTCTTTTTCCGCGAGTGCCAGAGCCATGGCAGTGGAGTCCTTACCACCTGATAGAGCGACGATGTGCTGGGTCATTCGTCACAACCTTTGATGAAGCGCGTCTCTGTAGGCTGAGCACAGTGTTTTTTAAGGTACCGGATGGCGCTTTCAAGGATGCGGACATCATCGGCTGCGTGGCCTAGGACTGCGTTGCACGAATGACATGCCAAGCTTCGGATGGCGCCGGTTCGATGATCGTGCTCTACGGCGAGCATTTTGACATTACCGGCTCTGTCCCTCGCGGTTTCGATGTTCCCGCAAATAGCGCACTTACCGCCTTGGGCCACGTATAATGCGTCGTACTCCGCCAGCCCGAAATCGGGGCCGAAGTTGCGTCGTAAGTTCGCGTCTTTGTACTGACCAGGGTACATCTTCTTATGCGCGGCTTTCTGGCGCTTGTTGTACGCCACCGAATCCTCGCCCGGAAGTTTCTGCACCAGCGCTTCGCGCCATTCGAAGTTACCCGGCCCCATGGGTTTCGAACGATCTATAGGGTAGAGCCGGTGCCGTCTGGACGGACGCTGCCCGCCGACTTCTAGCACAAAGACCGCGAAATCCTCTTTCCACCGATCCACTACTGGGCGGGTATTCTTGACGCGCCGGAACTCTGTCCATTGAACGTACAGATCGTGCTGTGAAGCCGTGTTGGTTTTCTGAGGGTACGTGCGCCCTGGATCGGTCGTGCCGGTGCGGCGAAGACGCAGCAGGTGTTTAGAACACAGCCCCTGCCCATGAACTTTTGCGTCGCAGCCTTCGACAGAACAATGCCCTCTGTCGGCAACTTCGCGCTCACTGAAAGAGGGGCTTCGCTGCCAGCGGGAATAGCAGGTGCGACAAAGACCTCGGGCAGCAATTGGGCGGTCTTGCCCGCATTCTACGCAGTTCATCTTAGATTCTCCGATTAGGATACAACGACGCTTGCGTAGCACGGTATTAATAAGCACGCAACAGCTAAAAAGAAAAAGGCCGCTTGCGGCGGCCTTTTTCCCGTTGTATCCTAGGAAAACCTAGGAATATCAAGCACCCGGCGAACCCCACACCGCCAAATAGTCACTGAATCCGAAGCTGTAACGCTCCCTTTGACGATACCGAATGTTACCCGTGTCGAAGTCGCCATCAGAATCTTCCGATACAGGGATGCGGTTGAAGTACTTCGCGCCTTCCGGCACGTCGGTCATCAGGAACCAGGCATCCGGGTCGGTGAGGTAATGGTTCACCGCGAAGCCCTCAGGCACAGCCCCGATGGCACGAACAGCGTTGATGTCGTTGTTCGCGGTACCGGTCTGCAGCTGGGTCTCGAGGATGCGCGTCGCGATGTAGATCGATTCCTTGGGGACGATCATCTTGCGGACGCGTGCCTGGATGAGCTTGCCGCGATCGTCCGTCCACCCGGAAATCTGGATGGTGGCGTTCTCGAGGCTGGTCTCGTTCAGGTCCACGGCGACGGACGGACGGTTGGAAACCACCGGGCCGGCGACCTGCGGGTGCGAGGTGGAGAACAACGGGACGCCGTCGCCGACACCATAGCCGCCCGACGCGAGCGCCGTGAAACCGGTGTTGAGCGGGACGACCGCCTTGATCTCCTTGGTGTTCCGCATGGCACGCCCGAGCTCGCGCGAGTAGCGCGTCGAGAGCGAGTCATACAGGTTGTCTTCGAAGGCTTCCTGGGTCAGCGCGAACCCCATGGAGATGGTCTCCATGATGTACGTGCTGGTGTAGCCTTCCTGCGCGGTGTCGAACAGCGTCGCAGCGCCTTCCTGCTTGACCGGCGCCGACTGGAAGCCGGTGACCTTCTGGTCCTGCTCGAAGGAACGATCGCTGGAATATTCGGTATATATCTCCGAGAATTCCATGGGGTACTCGTTGTACGAGGTACCGAAGATGGCATTGAGGCCCGGGAGAAGCTCGCGGAGGAGCTGGGCACGAGAGATTGCGGCCATTTACTTGCTCCTTACACGCCGGTCTTGGTGAGGATCTGCTGGGTGTTGTTGAACGTCACCAGCACATCAGTGTACGCGTCGCCCGGCGCATTGGTCGGGGACTCGACGATGCCGACAACACGCAGCGGAAGCGTGTCTGTGGTATCGAGCGTCGAAGCGTTCAGGGCATTCCGGCTTCGGCCAAAGACCGAAGAGCCCGCCGTCTGGACAATGGCGGCGTTCTTGCCGATGTCGGCAATGCCAATAGCGCCGTTCGCCTGAATCTGGAACGTCCCGAACGGGTAAGTCACGACGCGCCCGAGCGGCAGCTTGGGGTAGGTCGTGTAGCCTGTCGTGGTGGACGCCGGCCAGAAGTTCGACTCGTAGAGATAGCCAAGCGACGGATCGATATACTGGACGCCGACGAACACACCGTAAGGCGTGAGGGTCGAAGTGCCAGTATCCTTCTGCAGGTAGTTGTCGGACCCGAGTTTGACCACGTCGCCGAAATAGATCGCCGTGGTGTAGCCATCGAGGATGGCGACGGACTCAAAGCCCTGTGTGTTGTACTGCGCCCCGTAGTTGAGGACGGGGATCATGCCATACGGATTTGCCGTAGCGGACATTGTTGTCTCCGAGAAGTGGAGCGCTTAGCGGCTTCCGCGGTCCTGGAAAGTTGTCCGGACTTTCGGGTCCTTGAACTTCTGAACCACCTGGTCGTTCTGCGCCATGTAGTGATCCTCGGCGGACGTGAGTTCCGAACGGGCTCGCCGGTAGTACGTCTCGTTGCGCTGCCGAACCATTTCCTCGGGCATCTTGCACAGAATCAGCCCGCCAGATTCGATGTGGCCAGTCTGCTTGTTGATGCCCCATTCCGAAACGATGCCGGGGTGGTCTTCGGCACGGACCGGGGTCCAGCCTTCGCGCGTGCGCTTGTCGACATTCGCGATGTCGGAAGTGCCGCGGCTGGCGGTCCGGATCCACTTGAAGACCCACCCGTCTTCCGGTTCGGGATCCGGGAGCAACGAGGGTTCTTTCCAGGCGAGACGGCGCTCGTCGCGCGTCCGCGTTTCAAGAGACCGCGGGGTCCTGGTGGATGGCTCTTCGAGAGCGTCCCAGGGATCGATCATGGTCTCGGTGTTCATGCGCCATTCCTCGACTGCTGGCGACGAACCTGCTCGGCCATCTTCTCCAGCGGGATCTTGTGTTTTGTGGCGAAATCGACCTGAAACTGTGTCAGGGCGACTTGACCGTCTCGCAGCTTCGGGGCGGCCATTCCGCCATCGCGGGCGC